GGCGGTGGGAATCGAACCCACAAGTGTGCCTTGCAAAGGCACCAGTTTCCCGTTAGCTTACGCCCCCGTAAAAAATTCTTGATACGAAATTAAATTAAGTAAATAATTTGTATGTTCTATAAAATATTCATATGTTAATTCGTCATCGCTTGGTATGATAATACGTGTGTTATGACCTCGTTCTAATATTGTCAATCCTAACTCTATATCAAGCGTCTTCACAGAAAAATCTGACCGCATACTTCTAAACTTTGCAATCGCTTTCCATACATCACCTGTCCACAATCCTCGACTGCATAATTCTGTTGAGTCTGGCATTGGTGACCGTTGCATTAACTCTGTGTGTGGCTTTGTATCATGAATAAAGATAATGCCAGTTTCTGACAAATGCTTAATACTATTGTCAATGTCACGCAATACTTGGGTGCACTCGTGGTCACCATCAATAAATATCAAATCAAATGTTTCGTCAGACGATATAATTTCAAAAAACTCGTCCGATTTCATCGGATATAACATATCTTTGTTATAGGGGTCTACACCAATTGTAGTTTGGCACACGATATTATAAAATGTGCTGCCATTACTGACACCAATTTCTAAATATTTTGTATAATGTCGTGCGGCGATTACTTTATTAAATTCATTAAACATATATTCTCCGCAGAGCGAATGATGGGGTTCGAACCCACGACATCAACCTTGGCAAGGTTGCGCTCTACCAACTGAGCTACATTCGCAACCACCTACCCATGCCCCGAGTCGGACTCGAACCGACAAGCCTTGCGAGCGAGGCATTTTAAGTGCCTTGTGTTTACCGATTTCACCATCAGGGCGTTTGGATGATACTACATCCTCCCATTTTATAGGGGGGAACTTATCTATTAATCGTGGTGTCATCCTCACGCACGTTTTCCGAACACGTTGGTCTATCTTATGGTGTTTCCCATGCACTGTTGTAGTAGTGTCTCGCATAAGAGCCGTTAGAGAATTCCGTGTGACGGGGGAAGATTCCAACCCCGGATAAGTTCTACAACCAATGTCAAATAACAATGCCCCCAGTAGGACTTGAACCTACAACTTACTGGTTAAAAGCCAGCTACTCTGCCAATTGAGTTATAAGGGCGTTAGTTTTACTCTACATATGTAATATACCACTGCGTATCCTACATGTCAAGTGTCGTAATCTAATTTTAATCTAACCTGCTAATATATAGTATTATTATGAAAAAACGGACAGTGTAGGATTCGAACCCACGGAAGCTTTCACTCCTGCCGATTAGTAATCGGCTGCTTTAGACCACTCAGCCAACTGTCCTTGTATTACTGATAATCAGTTTCCCAAATATCTGTACTCTCGGTATACCGTGTGGTCAATTCCTGTAACGAATATCCCACATAATTATCTCCATCAAACCAACCAGACCCCTTATGTTTCACCATATCAACATATCCCCGTAATTGGATTTTTGTAATATCGTGATTCCCTGCTTGGAGAAAATATTGAACAGTTCCTCCTTTATCATGACTAACGGTTAATTGCAGATTGGCACTTCCAAAATCTGTCCACAATTGTTCCAAGTCGGCATGCTGTCCCTTATGTGCTTTAAAATCTTGTGGATAATGACACGCCACCCAATTAAAATTATATGCAGTCGCGCATGCGCGTGATAATCCCACAAAATCATTTCGAACTTTCTGCTGTTGTATATTAAAGACTAATCGGGGATTGTCTATATACTGTGCGTCTGCCCGTTCTTTAACTATCAATTCCCGTATCATATAATCATATGACAACGTAGTGTCATCATAGATATCTATTCGCTTGGGCACATCAAAAATATATTCTTTTTCTTTATACCGAATATTGTAGGGATACGCATCCCCTGCTAATGAAATAAATACTGCGGGATTGACCGTGGTTAGTCCATGAATGGCGTCTAAATGGTCTTTGAAATTTGGTAAAAATTCAATATCTGTATCCGTGTGAAAAATCCAATCGGCATTAAAGAAATTATGTGTTTTAGAATAATCAAACATCATATTCATTGTTAATCCAATTTTAGAAAACCAATGCTGTTGTTTCATAAATTCTACCGATTTCTCTGGTAGGTCCATTTCATTGATATTCCGTATTTCTATCACCTCGGATAATCCAAATTCTTTGACTCGTTGCCAAGTCAAACTATCTTCAGATTTTTCGGGGTTTGCATTATTAAACAGTATAACTTTTGCTTCACAATAAGGAACTACATGTTTCTTTAACGATGCCAGATATAAATTAAGGTATCGTAAATCTTCTGGCTCGTTTGTTTTTCCACAAATTGATAATAACAAAACTTTCATAATATCCTCATAAAACGGGACGGACGGGACTCGAACCCGCAACCTCCGCAGTGACAGTGCGGTGCACTAACCAATTGTGCTACCACCCCAATACATCTAATAAATAACCATACGTGATGTGTCTGCTACTAATTTATTATCAATATAACTATATGCAATTACTTGTGCTGTGTGTCCTCGTAATACGGTAAACGCTCCAAATACGGTGGTAGCTGTACCGTTGTTTACTCGTGACCACGAATTGATTGTAGGCACGGTATCCAACGTGGAGTTTGGTAAATTGCTATATAAACGAATCGTGACATATGCATCCGATGTCCAGTGTACATACGAAGTGCTTGGTAAATTCGTGGTAGCAACCATAGGTTTTACGGTTTGCCGACTTGTTACCGTGTCTGTTTTAATAGAATCTACTAATCGTGAAATCTTAATATAATACTTGATAGGAGTTGGTTGCACTGGTGTTGTGCATCCTACGAGAAATACGCATGCCCATAACCATTTCATATATCACCTATTAAAGATTTTTATTTGCAGTGACCGATTCATATAAGGTTTCGAATTCCTGATGTAACTGCACTTCTTCACTAAAATTCTGCTTGTGATATGTCTTGGCTAACTTGGAAAATACCTTCTTATTCAAGTCCAAATCTTTACAAACATCATTCTTGATATTCTTTTGCAAGTCCCGCTCGGCGTCCATACGTGCCATAGATACGCTCATGTCTTTCAACGCACCAATCAACTTTACTTTATCATTTGGATTCATATTTGCTAACATCGTAACCTCGTTGTTAATATTGGTTTGATTCTATCGCCTTCTTAATATTTCCACCTTCTACATCTTCTACAAAATGACGCTGTTTCCAACAATATGAAATAAATAAAGTTGCTACAACCACCAGAACCATTGTAGTTATATTATTTAATTTTTTCATACAAATCTCCATAAAATGTAGAGGTGCGAGTCGGATTTGAACCGACGAATAGCGGTTTTGCAGACCGCAGTGTTAAGCCTCTTCACCATCGCACCGTAGAACAAGCTGTTGACCAGGATTGAACTGGTGACCTCAGCTTTACCAAAGCTGTGCTCTACCAACTGAGCTACAACAGCAACACCCCTGGAGAGGCTCGAACTCCCATCGGACGCTTTAGAAGAGCGTTGTCTTATCCAATTAGACCACAGAGGTAAATACTACAACCTATCATCGTTCCCTAATCTCCTGATTAATAGTCCCTATTGGAGTTGAACCAATGACCTTTCGCTTATCAGGCGAATGCTCTAACCAACTGAGCTAAGAGACTAGTATTATACAATCTGTGCTGTTAATGTAGCAGGATTAATTTGCATAATGCCGCCTGGAATTGGATACCCTGTAAATGTTATGGGTTCCACTCCGTTTGTTAGCATATGGCGCAAGCAATACATATTACGAGAATGCGTGATGGCGACTACATCTGTATCTTTTGCCAATGTTAATAATTTAAATAACGTATGCTTCCACCGATTGTAAAACTCCGAATAACTTTCGCCTTCAGGCACTGCAATTAATGGGGTATCAAAATATCGTGTCATTAACGGGATTGCCTCGGTCAGTATCATTCCGTTAATCATACCAATGTTCCACGGCGTTAACCCCATATCGGGTTCACTAAGTGGCTCACCAAGTACTGATATTATTTCATTTGCGGTTTCTTCTGCTCGTCGTAATGTGGAATGAAACATGACAAATTTTTTACCTTGTAATTTTAACGCTGCTTCTCGTGCTTGCATACGCCCATTATCATCTAATGAAATATTCAACCATCCACGGATACGCTCTCCGTGTTCTTGTACTTCTGCTCTAGAATTAAATGTTGTGGTACCATGCCGAATCAAGTATAACATACATGTATCTCATCTAAATTGTTATGGGAGAGGTTGGACTCGAACCAACGAAGACTTGCGTCAGCAGATTTACAGTCTGCGGCCATTGCCACTAGGCAACACTCCCTATTTTATAGCGGGGGAGGGACTTGAACCCTCAACCTCACGATTATGAGTCGTGCGCTCTCACCAATTGAGCTACCCTGCCATGCTACTACACGCCCTGTAGGACTCGAACCCACACCTAGCAGATTTGGAGGCTGCTGTGCTACCATTACACTAAGGACGCATTAGCTCCCAAGGAGGGACTCGAACCCCCGACCCGGTGATTAACAGTCACCTGCTCTACCAACTGAGCTACTTGGGAATATTGTAATGCCCCAATCAGGACTCGAACCCGAACTAACTGTTCCGAAGACAGTGGTGCTATCCATTACACTATCAGGGCAAAATGCCATCGGAGGGAGTCGAACCCCCGACACCTGCCTCTTCAGGGCAGTGCTCTACCAACTGAGCTACAATGGCATATATGCACCGTGTAGGAATCGAACCTACAACCTAATGATTAAGAGTCATTTGCTCTGCCAATTGAGCTAACGATGCGTAGGGTGACCGACGAGAATCGAACTCGCAACCCCCGGAACCACAATCCAGTGCTCTAACCAATTGAGCTACGACCACCATATTACCAACGAAGTACTGATAAAATTAATGCGCCTGGAGGGACTTGAACCCCCACGAATTGCTTCGCCAGATCCTAAGTCTGGTGCGTCTGCCAATTTCGCCACAAGCGCAATGCTACATTAAAACTTTACCATATCCTTCTCTGCCATACTTGCCATATGATCTGCCCAATGGATAATATACGGCAAATTCGTCTTCATCGGATACACAGAAAAATTCTTATAGTATGCTACGTTACCTTCATCATAGATACCATCTGACAACTTAATTGCCAGCCATTCTTTTTCTGTCATCTCAATACCACACTTCTGTAGCATATACAGGGCACGGTCTGTGACCTTCATATACTGAATATGTTCGTTATGCTTATACATCTCACCACGCTTACGATGCCAGTCAGAATCTTGGTCAATGTAATACGGACCATCTTCGGTTCCCAACTTGCCCAAATCGTGATGTAGTGCGGCGAACACCATTTCTTGCTTTGTAAAATCTACATTACCACCAATTCCCTTATATGTCATAGCGACTTTCGTAGCTGATTCACAGACATGCACTACATGGTCTATATATCCGCCGGGAAATGCGTTATGGTAATGCGTCTTTGATGATGCAGGTGCCGAGATTAATTGCTCACCAAGCTTCTCATACATCGCTTTCAATTGTTCTGCACGAGAATCCGATTCGATAAACTCCATAAACTTTGCGTAGTTCTGCTTTGCCTTCTCTTCGTAGTCAAACATAACCATTCCTTGTTAATAGGTATACTTTTGAAAATCTGATGCGTATAGTGTTCTTATTAAAGATAATAGGGTAGCATCCCCAAAGTCAACCCCCAAATTATTAGGATATTTTCTATATATAGTATTATCCAACGTATATCCTAATGAATTCTTAATGAACAATGCATAATTATCATAGTTTTCATATTTAAATATGTATAACTTCTGTTGTGGTCCATCTAAAAGAAAACTTTGTGACATAACAAACGGCCAACGAACACAATAGGGTGTCCCAATTTGTATGTATTGAGAAAATCTGTTCTGAATACTTTCTACAATTTCCAAATGAATTAAATTTTCTCCATTTTTATATGCTATTTCAAAAAAATTGTCATATTTTTTCTGTAGCAATAGCATATCATGTAAAAACAAAATGACATCTATTGTAGATGGTAGTGTCTGGAGTGCGAACGTACACTTACCACACTCACAGACACTAAACAAATGATTCAGCCCCGAACGAAATCGTGTGATAGGATTCCGCACTGTAGCAAAAGCATTTAACTCACCATACATACTAATTAATTCTTTGTATGTATGGTGAGTTTGCTCGTTAAATCTTCGCTCAGGAAAAAATGTCTTCATTGTTGCTGTACTAGCTGTCTTTGGGACATTCACCCATAACCAATTAGAGTTATCAATTTTTGAAGTTACTAACATCATGCCACCATTTCGCTCAATGCGATATAAATCTTTTGTTGCTGTCTAGTCCAAATTTCAAATACCGTAGGTTCTGTCGGTGGTTTTAATAATATAAAATTCACCTCATGCACATAGCTATCGGATTTTTTATTGTTACATGTGCTACAGCATGTTACTACATTCGTCCACGTATCTCTACCACCTCGTGACGTAGGAATAACATGGTCACGAGTTAAGAATTCAGATCGTTTCAATTCCCCACGAGACTTTCCACAGTATTGACATGTATATGCGTCACGAGTAAACAAGTTACGTTGAGTTAATAGTGCTTTGGTTTTAAATACACGGCGACCTTTGATATAGTGTTTTAAAGCAATCATTAGCGGAACTGGAAATGTTTGCCTTGGTGACCGTACCACCAAATCAGGATGTTCCTCAACAATTATGGCTTTACCTTCGAGAAACATAACTAGTGCTCGTCTAGAAGATACTATAGTAATCGGTTCGTACGTGGCATTTAAAACAACACACCGAGTTGTTTCCAACCCCATAAGATTACTCCTTATTATTTTTTGATATTCCATGTCGGTGTATATGACGTAGATAATGCAGTTTTTGGTATTTTCTTTGCGTATATCATTTTTATACTCGTTGATACGCGCTCAGATTTATTAGTAAGCCCTTTATGTGTTTTGGTGCTGCCGGCAGTTTCACCTAAATAACACCAGTTATCAGCTAGGTATAACGCGCCTTTTCTATGATCTTCTTCAACAACAAACGTTTCAAACCCATGGACTTTAACTTTATACCTATCTTCCCAATCAACGGAAATTCTTTTGCGCCAACGTGATAAAACGAACGTTGCTAAATTAGGAATGTGCGTTTCTAATCTAAATACAGTGTTGTTTATTATTGAAGTTAACGCAACGCGCTTATTATTTTTGTCCAACCCAAAATATTCATCACGCGCTTTCACCGCCCACACAGAACTTGCGCCACTTATGATGCCAATAATGGCGTCATCTAATTTAATAAGATAATGAAGTTGTTGCCCGTGTGTGCCTCTGTTGGGTACGTAATGCCTATTACGAATATCTTGATAACTGGGGTCGGTTCTTTTGCAACGTATAAGGTCTATATTAAATTTCATTAGATTATTCCTTACGCTCGTTTAAAAGTTTATTAATTTCAGTTTCTTTTAAGACTTGTAGTGAATCTCGCGCTTTTGCCGCAGTTTCATAATCTTCAACGCGCACACAATATTTAATAGCATCTTCTAATACCGTATGATACTGTATGTGTTTCACTATCGCCACGTACGGACTTGAACCGGTACCGTTCGGATTAGTAATTTGAAATAATTCCACTTTATCCAGTTTATTCTTAATACCTAGTGTAACATGTTTGACCATAAACTTATATACTAACGGTTTATTTTCATTCAAGAACAATTGTATTGTTTTAAATGGCTTCGGTGGTAAAATGAGCATTATTTCTTCTTACTTTTCTTTGCGGTTTTTTTAGCAGTTTTCTTGACAACTTTTTTCTTCTTTGGTGCTGCCGCAACGGGCGTATCTGTTTCATCCGTCAGCACACCCTTGTTATATACCTTTCCATCGGTATGCACATATCGGGCTTTAAAGTGCCAGCCACGGGGAAATTTTTCGCCATCTGTTCTGCGTTGTACCGACGCCGGAGGAGCCGCCAATTTCTGTACGCAGTTTGCGCATGTAACGGCAATAATATTTGCCGATACTTCTACTTCTTCAATATTACATTCCTTGCATACAAGATATTTACTTGTACCCAATGTTTTCAAGCTACCCGTGTATTTTTTAATTCTACGCTTCAGTGCCATGTTAACCTCTTGCTTTCCAGAGTCTATATTGACGATTCCACTTCGCTTCCAGATACTTTACATTGTTTGTTCCCCAACTAGGCGAACCAAGATTCTTTACTTCTGTATTATATTGAATCAACATCGTTCGGGCTTTCCACAAATTACTTAATGTTTTTGCGTGTACAATCGTATCCGTAATGATTTTGTATTCTTCATTAAGAATTTTTCTGCGTATATCTCGTTCGTCTGGTGCAGTTAATGTGCTAAGAAAGCGTTTAATAATATCGAATACATACATGATATTCCTCCTGCCAATTATAAACGCCAACCTTTTACGAGTGGACCTGACGGGAGTCGAACCCGTGTCCGAGACTGCTTACTATTAAGTGTTTATGTACATAGCTGATTGTATGATGTCTCTGTGCTTTAAATAATCAGCGAACCCGCACAGATAAGAATTTGTATATTTGATATCGGATACTAATTCCCCTCTCCAATACTACACCATATATTTTTGTACGAGCTACCCCTATATGGGTCAAGATAGTCTCGTCAGGCTGCAATTACGCAGCGAGGGCTAATTGATTATTGCCAGTTGAATATTTTGGTCTGTTTTACTCGTGGTACCAAACGAGGCACAAAACTTAATCATCCACACCCCGTCGAAACCATGACAGGCCCAAAAAACTTATTATTCTGCGATCTTGCTCGAATCCGATCCTTCGCTACCACTAGAACCACCCGTAGTGGACGAATTGCTAGGTACCTCTGCCTTCTTTTTTGTTGCAAAAAAAATTATTAAAGCAACTACTGCAGCCATTACAATAAATTTCATATATATCTCCTGTAGAAAGGTATGTATACATATTATATTATTTATCTTTATACCTTTTAAATATACAAAGGGTGACTCGCTTTGTCAAGTCACCCTGTATTATATACTGTTTAAACTACCGATCTCCCCTTATCTTGCTCCCAATCTCGTTCTGGGCGAACTTCAAGGTTTTTTTCCCATACTGCTTTTAATAAAGGAGTGGGTTGCCCATTTTGCTCGCCATATTGTATTAACGCATTGATATCTTTTGGAAAACATGTACCACCAAATCCAAAACGACCATCATGCCCCGGCACGGTCCAATGTGTGGTGCCTAGGCGTGGGTCTAATTTCAATATCCCAGTGATGCGGTCATAATTAATATTAGTTGTTTTGCAAATCTGATAGATTTCATTTAGATAGGCAACCTTGGTAGACAATAACGTATTTGCCACATACTTAATCATTTCCGCTTCTTGTGCAGTGATTATCCATACTTGCGATTGTGGGAAGCGTCGATAAAATAAATCTACAACGGGTTTTACTGTGGCGCTATTTCCTGTATGTCCTACTATAATATTAACCTGTGATATAAAATCATTGATATAATTTTTTTCTGTCAAAAACTCTGGGTTGAAGCAGATTGTAATTGACGGAAATTTATGTGCTAATAATTCTGTGGTACCCGGTGTGACGGTGGATTTTAATACACATACTGGAACATGTACCGTGTGTGTATCAGAAATTTCTTGTAGTACGGCTTCTACGATATCGGTGTTACATGTACCATCTGCATTCATTGGGGTAGGAACACAGATGAAAATAATTTCTGCATT